TTTACTACACCATCTTTATTATACAACACTTCGTAGTGAAAAGTCAAGGGGATTTCTACCATCATCTCCGGATCGACTACCTCACCGTTATCATCATAGATTGGGAAGTGAACATCTTTATAGGTATACACTACACCTTCAAACTCACCCTCTTGTATTCTGAAGGCTTGTTCATCTGTTTCTTTATGATAAACGTAATGGTAATTATCCATAATGACAATACGAATGTAACAAATATTTCTTACCCGACTTAGGTTTTAATCCTGCATGGTAGTATTGCCATGTAGGAGGAAACATTAACAATCGTCCTCTCTGAGGTTTTACTGTATAAGGTATAAAAGTTCCTGGTTTATTGATATTTAAAAATTGAGTCTCGCCACCTTCTTCAACATCATTAAGATATATAAAAAATGAAAGAAACCTTCTGGCGGTTTGATGATTCACAACGTCAACGTGCGGATCAAATCTATCATAATCATTAGCCAAATATCTTTTCATTCTGATAGCTTCGTATCCATATTTCTCTGGCCACATCTTATCATACACATTACAATCCAATTTATAATGCACTATGTAATCTTGAAACACCTCAAGTAAACCATTCTGAACTGACTTCCATTCTTCATGTTCGACTAGTATTATCTGCTCAAATGATATTCTTTCCTTTCCATCTTCATAGTGTACAGTTTGAAAATACTCATGGGAATTCTCAAATTTCTGTACCAATTCGTTACAGGACAACTCATCTATTACATTGTCATATACCTGTATGTACTTATCCATAACTAAACTTGTCTTTGGCGAACTTATCAAGTTTCTCCATTATCTCATCAGTAAAATATTTTCCAGGATCATTATTGATTGTCTTACCAAATGTTTTTGTACCATCAGGTAATTCAATACGAGTAGATACTGATTTGAAAATACCAGCTTCTACTGCCAACTCTAGTAATCCATAATGTCTGTCTAGTCCTTTAGTATACGATAGGCGAACATCTACCATCTGATTCTCTTTAGTCATTCTTGATTTGTAAGTCTTACAATGAATGATGTTGCCTACGACCTCCGTACCGTCTTTATCTTTCTTCTTTGATAGGTAGATGATTGTTGATGCAGCATACTTGAGTCCAGAACCACCACCCATTTCTTTAGTTGGAAACATTGAACCAATAACATCATAGGTGTGGTTAGTCATAATCATTGGTACACCAAGTTTACCCAACTTCAATGTCAGTACACGAAACGCAGCCTTAACAATTTGTGATCGTGTCATGTCTCTGGTTTCTTTACCAGCCTGTGTATCTTCAATCTCTTTAGTAGTAGACAACATACCCAAACTATCAAGACACATCAACAGAGGCGGTCTGTCATCTTCATTTTCATATGCCTCAAGCACCTGTAGTGCTTGGTATCTAAACTCTTGTACTGTGGTGATCGGTAGTATCGCCATTCGTGATGAATCAATACCACGACTTTCAATCATCTCTTTACTGATTGCAGATTCACTCTCAAAGAAAACTACATTACCTGTAGGATGTTCTTCTAGAAATGCCTGACATACACCTAAAACAAAGAACGTCTTGCCTGTTGCCGACTCCCCTGCAATCGCTGTAATTTTGTTCTGAGGTATCCCACCGTAAATACTACCGCTGCATAAGGCATTAAAAATGTAGCTGCCAGTATCCACATAGCCGCTAATATCAGCGGTAGAAAGACCATCAACAGCAATCGTTGCAAACTCATTTCCTGTCTCCTTAATTACGTTCTTCAAAAAACTCATAATCTATTCTCCAAATAAACCTTCAAGTGTTGCTCGGCGTTTGTGTCTAAAGAAATCAAAGTCTTTATTCTTACCGAAGCACCACACGTTTTCAATATAAATCTTATTCATAAAAGCCTCAAGTTCTTCATGTGTCTTAAAGACATTTTTACCTTGAGGCCGTTGCATGATTCTCATACCGACTTGGCCTAACCAATGTTCACGCAACGAATCTACAAGTTCATCACCAGAACGATGACGAACTCCTTTCACTTTGGGGTCCATAATATTAGTCAACAAAAATCCATTATCACTTAATGAATTAAAGCTATTTAGTGCCACTGGAAGATAGAACTCATCACGCCATTTATCATACTCATTAAACTTAGCCCATGACTGATCTTCCTCAAACTCTCCACCTTTATTATATTCTTCTGTAGAAAAATATGGTGGTGATGTAAATGCACAATCAACATCCTTTATCATATCCCACGGTAAATCTTCTGCACCACACCTATGAAGTTGAACAGTCTTGCCTGGTGCAAGATTATCGAACTCTCTTACCATTTCCCAATACACTTTAAATGTATTAGGATTTGGATCACAACCAATATAGTGTGTTGCGTCTGATGCAAAGAAACCAGCAAGACGATCACCCCAACCCATAGACGTATCAAGTACAGTCTTTGCATTGGTCATATTGTATATAGTCTTAGCCACAATAGGTTTAAACTGTGTTGCGATGTATGTACCCAAACGAAATGCTGACATATAAACGGTCGGCGACAAATCTTCATTGGTATTAATACCTCTCCAGATTGCACCAATAGATCGCCATATCTCCTTTGCAGTTCCTTCTTCCCAGACTTGAGCTGGAGCCTTGAAACTATATGAACCACACCGCAATCGGAGTTTATTCATAAAGTAATCACTACAGGTATTATATACAGATGGTGTATCTATTAGACCCAGGCCATGTTCTGCAAAATTATATTTGTAGTCATCATACTTTTCAAACACCTCCCGATCTAACTGATCTGTTGGTGTAATGAACTTTGTGTAGTCTGCCTTCTTTAACTTCTGAAAGCTCTCTACCATGTCTGCAAATGTAATTTCTTTAAATGGAAATGGTGGACGTTCTTCTGCAATATAGACCGACAATGTTTCACGAAAAACATCCTTACCATATTTGTCTGTGCAGTATTTGAACTCACCTGTATTTAAAACAGGTAAACCATTAGCGTTACAATGCTCACTTAAATACGAATACAATTCTTCATCAAATATCATCCGAACAACGCCTCCAGCGTTCTCTGTGTGCCATAACTTCTATCAATCTGCCAATCAATCGCTTCCATAATAAACTGCAACGGATCGACATACGACTTTTCAAACTGAGTATCCAAATCAAGATAATCATGCAACTCAAACTCTTTAGGCAATACACTCAAAAATGAAATGACGTTAGCCTGTACTATATTAGGAGTTTTCAATAAGAGATATTTGATCTTCTCACCTTCTTGAATCAACGGATACTTTTTTGTTAGATTCAACTTGTTTAGTAAATGGTTATATATTAATGCACCTTTAATATGCATCGGACATTTCTTTTTAAAGATAGTAGTCTTATCACCCCACTTCCTCAAACCGTTTACTGATCTGGGAAATGCAATTTCTTCTACAGGCAGACTCAAGAACTCTTTACGAAAATCTTGTATGAATTTATTAACAGCTTTGTCATCTTCATTAACTATAACTTTCAATACTTCTTTAATCTTTTCTCTACACGGGCCTGGGGTTGATGACTTGACTGCCTCGATACCCATGATCTTTAACTTGGGTTCTGCATATCTCACACCTTCACTATCATGTACGTTTAGAATGTATCGTTTCTTGGCAGTCCATATACCCTTGTCGGCGATGACCTCTCTAGACATTTCCATCTTTTGAGCATACGCCTTTACATACTCGGCCAGTTCTTCATAACACTTATCAATATACGGTTCCATTTTCTCTTTAGCGATCTTGTCCAAGAAGTCGATGACTCGTTCTGTTGGTACATCAGTTCTCTCGCCAAAAGATTTGCGGACCAATTCGTCAAACGTAACATATATGGAATCTGTATCTGACGCAATAATATAATCTTCGTCTGTAGTCTGTAATATTCCATTGAGGTAATCGTTGACTTTGTTTTCAATCCACCTGATCGACAACTGGCCTGATGTAGTAATAGCCGTAGCCATTTTCTCATTGTAATAACGAAAATACTGATTACCAATGGCACCATATGCACTATTGAGTGCAATCTTTCTGGCCATCTGTATGTTATTATACTTTGAAATTTCTTTAAGGTATTTCTTGTCCTTGGTTTCTTCATATCTCCTACTGGCATCTAATGCATATTTCTTAAACTTAACACGATCACCATACATCTTATCCATTAACTCTGGTAGAAAACCACTAATGTCTTTTCTGAAACAAGCATTGTTCGGTGTCACGGTTAGTTTATCACCTAGTACTTCTGTATTCACCTCTTGATTCAACAACTGATTGACACTGATTGCCTCAGGGAATCTTTGTTGTATCATAGTCTCTGGTGAAATGTTATACTGCATAATCAAATGTGGATACAGACTATTCAAATCGAATGACATAATCCAATTGTGTTGTCCAGTCTGAGGATCTTTTACATAGGCACCTTCATACTTTGAGCCTTTGTTATTTTGATCTCTCTGCGGAACAACAATATCTTTACTGCGGAGATAATTATAGATTGTTACATCCCACATACGAACCTGTGAGAATACATCCATATAGTTCACCTTCGCCTCATAGGCCATAGTCAGACACAACTCTAACAATTTCATCTTATCTTCTAATGCATCGACAAGCTCTACGTCTTTAATGTTGTAGTCTACAAACGACTGATAATCTTTGGTGTACCATTCACGAAATGTCTCATATGGATTATCATCTTTCTTTACGCCAAGTTCAATACTTGCAATATAATTTAGTGCATACGATTCTTGATTCTTATATGTGAACTTACGATATAAGTCCATATAGTCCATGTTTGCAACACCCCAAATATTATATTTGGTTTGTTCTCTACCGAATGTCGTTACCTTTTCTTCCGTTACCATGTCCCACGGCGACATATTGTTTCGCATCTTATCACCGAATAGTTTGGTGATGCGATTAGCAAGATAAGGCACATCAAAGAATGTGGTATTCC